CTCCTGGGTGTTCACTCCGGTGCCAGATCCCCGCGAGCACGCATCGTCTGGTTGTGGAAGACGCAGTAGGTCGTGGTCGTGGCGTAGGCCCGACACGGCTTGTCAGGGAACGCGCAGAGCTGCTTGACCCGCTTCTTGGGTGGCGGGTCAGACAGTCCCCTGGGCGAGTACTGCGCGGTGGAGAAGACCCCGGCCTGGCGGATCGTCTCGGACTGGCCGGGCGCGTTCTTCAGCATCTTGGCCGTCACCGGGCTGCCAGCGGCGGCGTAGGCGGGAGCGATCCTGTCCCCGTGAGCGATCGCCTGATCTCGATGTTCCAGCGGCATCACCGCTCCTCTCAGTCACCGGGTGACTGAGGCCGGGCCCCCAAACGAGGGGGAAAGGAAGCCCGGCCTCAGGCTTAGCTGAACGTAGCTCCGGTGATCTTGAAGTTGCGCCGACGCTCCCTGGTCGTGGTGTTGCCGTAGGTCGTGATGAAGCTGACCCTGGCGTCGATCGCGTTGGCGGCCGGGGCGGCCGGGGTCGCGCCGGGGTTGGCGTTGGCGGTCGAGGAGACCGAGCCCGACAGGTTGTTGGTGAACGGCGACTGCGTGAAGTTGCGGTCGCTGTGCACGGTCAGGCTGAGGTACTTCGAGTTGAGGCCGAGGGCCGTGCCGGTCGGGCAGTCCGGGTCCCAGTAGATCGGCACGTTCTTGAACATCAGGTTCTGGAACCCGAGGTTCGCCTTGGTCGTGTCGGTGTAGCGGACCTGCGGGGTGAGGCTCGCCTCGTACGCCTCGAACCACCCGATGCCAGCGAAGATCGCGTCCACATGGTCCGAGCCACCGTCGCTGGAGAGCATGTACATGTGCCGCAGCACGCGCTCGAGCTCGGCTCCGTCGTACGGAGACGTCAGCGCCGCACCCGGCACGACGATCGCCGCACCGATCGCGTCGACCCCGGTGTTGGCAGAAGCGTCGAAGGTCGGGCTACGCCACACGTTCTCGACGGCCGGAGAAGCGGCCGGGGTGATCCCGCCCGCAGCCGCGGTGGCATCGATCAGTGTGGTCAGAGCGGTGAAGTCGGTCGCCAGCGCAGCGCCGCCACGGGTTCCGTAGAGCATCGCCACGAGCACGTTCTTGAGCGTGTTCTCGGCCTGCATGACCTTGGCTTCGAGCAGGGAGATCATCATCTCCTTGCCGTTGTTCTGAGCTTCCTCCAGGCCGGAGATGATGATCGTGGCGTAGAGCTGCCGCCACGGGAACTGCGCTGCCGAGATGCCCGAGACCGCGTTGACGCTGATCTGCTGCCAGGGGCCATACGAGTTGGCCTCACCCGGACCGAGCAGCAGCGGCTCGACGATCGAGATGCCCCCGTCGATCGTGCGGAGACGACCGTTGGACATGAAGTACTCCAGCAGCGGGCGGCTGTTGAAGATGTTGTCGGTCAACGACTTGCGGTAGTTGTGCAGCGTCGTCGAGAGGATGGAATCCCAGGTTGCTGGGGTATGGGACGCGAGAGCCACGGCTCACCTTTCGAGGTAGGACCGTGAGGGTTACAGCCCGGCTTGCTCCATAGCGAGCATGGCAGCCTCACGGATCGTCATGTTCCTGTTGGAGTCGATGACGTTGGTGAGACCGTTCGACGTAGCGCCGCTTCCATTGGCGATGAGCTGAGACGCCTGCTGCTTGGCAGCCACACGCTGTTGCTCGTTCTGCTGTTGGATACGCATCTGTTGCACCCTTGCGTTCAGCCGCTGGAAGGCCAGCGACTCGTAGATCATGGGCAGCGCCTCGACACCGACCTGCATCTGGTAGGCCGCGCCGATCACTTCTCGAAGGTCCTCATCCGTGACGTTGTACCGACCCCGCAGGTCGCTGACAGCCACCTCAAGCTGCTGATCCGCCTCTCGCGCCATGAACCGCTGCTCAAGCGCCTCACGCGCTTGACGCTCCTCGACGAGCGCTCGTTCGAGCGGATCGGCGTACTCAGGCTCAGCATCAGGCATCGGAGCCTGAGGCTGGGTGTAGTCCATCCCGTACTGCTGGGACAGGATCTGCAAGGTCAGAGCTGGGTTCGACTCCAGCGCCTGTTGCAGTCGCAGCCCGTAGTCAGCTTGCTCGCGTTGGCGAGCAACCTCCTGCGTCTTGCGGGTGTAATCCTCTGTTCGGGAGTACCCCCGCTTCAGCTCAGAGAACGGCACCTCGATGTCTTGGCCGTCGACCGTGACCGGGACGTACCGCTGGTCAGGATCATCGACTTCGACGTATTGGCGTGGCTCAGGTGTGCTGTCTTCGACCTGTTGTGTGGTCTCGGTGACTTCCCCGCCCGATGCAGGATCAGCCGACTCCACACCCCCCTCGAAGTTGGGGGCCTCATCCATCGACACGAGTTCCTCCCGGCGTGCTGCGTGTGCTGGGGTGATTGAAGCACACCATCACCCATTTGGGCTAGTGCGCGACCGCGTTTGACCCCATCAACGCCATCAGCAGCTCGGGCGGGATGTTCTGATCTGACGGTCCTGGTGGTGGTGGAGCTCCGGTCGGCATCTGCGGCGGTGGCCCCTGGAATTGGCCCGGTGGCATCGGGGCCGGGCCCTGCATCTGCTCGGGCGGCATTCCTGGCGGAGCCTGCTGGCCCTGATCCGGTGGCGGCTGCTGGCCCTGACCCTGATCCTGGCCCTGACCCTGGTCCTGACCCTGCTGGTCGGGGCCACCTTGGGCCACCTTCGCCATGGCGTCGGGCATGATGAACTGCCCAGCGTCCTTGACCCCGAAGCCCTTCTGCAACACCTGCATGTAGAGGGTCACCGGGTTGGCGACGCCCATCTGGAGGAACGGCATCGAGCTGTCGACCAGTTGCAGCGCCGACTGACGGCGGAACGTCTCGTTCTGCGGCTCGGTCGAGCCAGCCTGCACGTCGTAGTCGAACTCGCCCTGGATGTAAGCGTTGTCATAGTTGACCCACGCCCGACCCGGCATCGTCACGATCCGGGCAACCTGGTCCCCGGTGAGGTACTGCTGCATGAGCTGGATGATCCGCTCACCGAGCTGGGACAGCACCGTCTCGATCTTCGCCAGACGGTCTTGAGCCCTCGCGTTGGCGGCGTCCTGGATCATCGCCGCCTCGGTGGCGGTGCGCTTGACCGCTGTCTGGGCCGACCCACGCTGGTAGTCGCTGACGCCCGAGACCCTGTCGATGTCGTTGGTGATGAGGCTCGACTGGTCGTAGAACTCCGACGGCGTGATCACCGCTGGCATCGGGATGATCACGTCTTGCAGCGACCCGTTCATGTTGGTCACCGGGATCATCGTGTTGTCGATGTCCGACGTCAGCGCCTCCTCGCCGTCGCGGTCGAAGGCGTCCCGGTCGTACAGCCACTTGCGGGCGAACCGCTTGCGGTGGTTCATCATCTGGCTGCGGGTCTGGTTGAGCTCGAGCTGCAACGACTCGATCTGGCACACGTCGCCCAGCGGGTAGAAGTGGTCCGACACCTCGTAGTTCCGCATCATCACGAACGGCTGGCCGTAGGAGTAGGGCATCGTCTTGGGCTTGATCAGGAAGCTCGACTTGACGTCGGTCTCCTCGCTGTCGAGGGAGAACGTGCAGACCTGCTGACGCTTGATGTCGTAGAACTCGATCACCTCGCAGAAGTCCTTGACCCCCTTGTCGGGCTTGTCGTCGCGAGCGTCGGTGTCGCCCTTCGACCCCGACCAGCGGCTCCAGGACTTGGCCGAGACGCGCTTGCGGGCGGTCGGGCTGTAGCGGTCGTCGACGTTCACGTCCTGCACCGGCCGCCACGTGCGCTGGGCGATCCAGCACATCTCCTTGGGGTGGCGGGCATCGGGGTCCACGAACATGTCGAAGATCGAGATCCGCTCGATGAAGGGCCGATCGTCGTAGACGTACATCTCGCTCTCGACGTTGCCCTCGACGTCGTCACGGTCGTCGATGCCGAAGCTCCCGGCGCTGTCGGGGTCGCCGCCCTGGTCGGTCTGGGTCGGCTTCTCCTCGGGCGGCTTGGTGAACTTGTAGCCGCACTTGACCCAGCCGTGGCCGGTGATCAGCCAGTCGTTGACGGCGAGGCGGAACTCGTCCTGGTACTTGTAGGTCCTCCACATGTAATTGAGGACCTCCTCGGTGATCACCGCCTGAGGGGCCGACTCGGGCTTGCGGGCCGAGACGACGAAGCGGGGGTTGTTCACCGCCACGCTCGGGCCCATCACGTTGATCGTCGAGAAGACCAGGTTCACCAGGAGCTGGTCGTTGACGACCTTGCCCGTGTACTGCTTGCCCCGGTACAGGTCGATGTAGCGCTTCCACTCACCCTCGTACCCCTCCTGGTCGCGCCACTTCTTCGACCGCTTGATCTCATCGCGGCAGTACTGGAGGTAGTTGGTGAGCTTCACAGCGGGTCGGCCCTCTCGATGTTCGGGTTGTCACGGACGTCCCCCACGTGCTCGTTCACGAACTCGGCGTTGGTACGAGCGGAGAAGTTGTGTCGTCCGAAGTTGAAGCCGCCGCCACGCCAACCGAACCCGACCGACGCGACGCGGCAACGGAAGCACGTTTCCGTGCCTGCTTCGGCCTCT